TTCTTTGTTAAATTGTGCATAAGTTTTGCTATCTATTTCTTTAATCTTACACTTTCTTCCATAAATCTTATTTTTTATAAATCCTAATTGTGCTTTCAAATAGTTTTGTATTAATAATTTCTTTTCTTGCCAATCATCCCAATAAATATTAATTACACGAATACCTTTTTCTTCAGCTCGTTTTCTCTTCTTTTCTATATGATATAAATCATCATTAACTTTTTCAGAATGCCAATATAAACCATTAAATTCAATTGCAATATTATAATCAGGTAATACTATGTCTAACTCATAAGGAGCTATCAAACGCCTATCATTTTGTAAAATACTTTTAACTCCTAACGATTTCAAAAACTCCACAATTTCTTTTTCTTGTCTTGAAACACCAGAATTAGAACATTTAGGACACCCTGTTTTGCTTGTAATATGGTTTCCAACTAATGTTTTCCATATATTTCCACATTGATTACATTTTATTTCTAAAAATGTTCCATTATTTGTCCATTCACATCCTAAATAAGTATATTTATCTTTGTGTACTTCTTTTGCTTTTTCTACATAATACTCAAAAGTTTTTCTATTCTTTTGTCCTTGTATTTCGTGTGCACAATATTTACATTTTGTTTGTCTTTTTATAAAATCAAATACTGCTACTTTCCAAATATGATTATGTTTATTACATTTCAATTTATAATAGTAATAACTTTTTTCTTTTATAACATCTATTAATTCATATTCAGAATTTGTCTTTTGAAAATCTTTAATATATTTTTCTTTTTTATCTTCCCAAGAATTAGCTCTTTCTTTTTGTAATTTCCTATAGCAATTCTTACATCCTAAACTCTCACCAAGACCTTTCTTATGTAAAAGAGAAGATACAAAAAGATTACCACAATCTTTACATTTTACTTTTACAGCAACTTGTCCTTGTATATCTGTTAATTCCAAGAACTCATATTTTCTTTTAACTTCTTCTGAAAGCACATTTATATAATCATCTAATGTTTTGTATTTTTCCTGACTACAACTTAAACAACCATATTTACTTCGTTTTAAAGAATAATAGTCAGTATTGTACCATTTATTGTGACGAGGACAAAAATAAACAACTCTTGGTTTTTGTGGTGCTTTAAAATAAATCCATTTAAAATATAAATTTGGAAATTTAGTTTTTAAAACTTTAAAGTATTTACTAACAAGTGTCATTATTGCTCCTATCCTTTTTAGCACATATTATAACATAAATAAGCTAAAAAGTCAAGGAGCTATCCTTGACTATTAATCACCGATATTTACAATTTCAGCAATTGCAGTATCTTCAACAGCGATTTTTTTGAAATCTCTATATGTTCTTGATGTGAATATCAAAGTATCATTTATGATGCTTTTGTCCCTTTCAAACTCAACTACATTTCTTTTACCAACTTTAAATGCTTTTGTATTGACAACAAGTGCCGCTGTTTTTGTTGAAGTAGCTTCACCATCAACTTTACCTTCAGCATTTAAGTTGTTAGGAATAAAATCAGAAACAATAATTTTCATACCATCAATCATATCAACAATACCTGTTTTTAGGACAGCACTATTACCAATTTTATCAATCGTTTGAATTTCTGGAATATCTTTTATTTGTGAATAAACTCTTGGGTTTACAATAATTACACATTCTGTAGGACGCACACCATAAATACCCATTTGTTTAACAGCTTTTCTGATATTAGCAATAGTAATTGAGCCACCACCATTATCAACAGTGTTTGCAAGACCATATTTTCTCAAAGCATCAAAAGCATTTTTAACATCAGTAGCGGCTGGATTATTGTTTATATCACCAGATTTATCACCATTAATTAATGCATCTTCAATACCCATTGCAAGAGAATATGCCATATCTTGTTTTACAACATCAAGTAATGCACCAACAATAGCTTCGTTTCTTGCTTCTTCAGAAACAATAACAAGTGTTTTAAGTTTAACAGGGTCAAATGTTACTTTGCCACCTGTAATAGCACTTTCTACTGCGTCTTGTGCTGGTTGAATTAGATATGCTTTACTTCTACCTGTTTTTTGGGGGAATGATAGTCTCCCAACACCTTCAGGAACAACAACACTGCCAAACAATTTCTCAATTTCCAAATCATATTCCATAAGGTCTATAATTTGTTTACTAAATTGCTCGTCAATCCAATTTTCGATTGAACTTGGTGTAATTGCTTTTTCAATTATAGGAGCAACTTCTTTAAATTCAGTAAATGCTTTGTAATCTCTACCAAGTAATTTAGCTTTCAATGCAAGGTCTGCCGCTTTTTTTGCAACTTTTTTCACAGTAGCCTCATCTGCACTTGCAACATCAAATGTTTTCTTTCTTTGTGCTTCTATTTCGTCAATTCTTGCTTCAATAGCTTTAACAATTTCAGCAGTCGATTTAGCACTATCAAGATCTTTTTTCAAAGCCTCAATTTCTGCTTTCATATTTTTAATAACTTCAATACTCATTATTTATCTCCTTCTAAGATTTTAGTTAATTTATTGTTTAGTTGTTTTCCAACTTCATCATAAAATGTAAGTAAACCATCAACATCACCATTTTCAATTTCTTTAAAGAGAAACTCTTTAACTTTATCAAGTGATAAAATTCTTTGTTTTTCTATTTGAGCTTCTAATTCAGCAATTTTAATTTCAAGCTCTTTTATTTTTTCATCAGACATATTTTTTGTTTCCTTTTCCTTAGTATATTTTCTACTATTTACAAAAGAAGAAACTACATCAGAATATTTGTCCATTAACTTCACAACACTCTTAAACTTTAATAAATTATCAAGTGTTATTCCCATTGTATTGAAAAACCAAGCTTCAGCAAAAGTTCTTGATGTTAATAGTTGTTCTGCTTGATTACCTTCTTCTGTTCTTACATAAGTATCGTAAATCCAAGCACTTGCTCTTGAAATGCTTGATAATGCCAAATTCTTCATTATTTCAGTAAAAGCATTTCTTTCTCTGTCCCCTTTATACTCTTCTTTCATTTGTTTTAAAATAGAGTATAAATCTTCATACCAAGTATTTTTTCTAATTTTATATTTTTTAGCAAATTTTGTAAGCGTCCCATCTTTTTTAAAAATTGAAAAATTCATAAATAACAACATTTTGATAACTTCTTCTTCTGGGACATTAGATTGTTTTGATATTTCAGTAACAATATTATCAATAGTTAGTTCAATATCTTGTTCTTTTAGCGTTTTTTTCATTCCTAATATTTCTTGTAATTTTTCTGGAATATCATTAATAAACCCTGCTTCAAATAATTGTTTATAATGCTTTGCGATATGTTTATATGCTTCATCTAAATATTTAGTAGGAATATTAGGCTTATTGCCATGTGCTCCCTCTAAAGCTTGATATGCAGCAATAACACCATTTTTATTTAAAATTAAAGTATTACCTCTTAGTTCGTGATGAGGACAACACCAAGTACTTCTTTTATCATAATCCTCAACATATAAATAAGCTTCTTTTATTGCTTTTTTATCACCAATCTCGTCAAGTTTTTGTGCCATTGCTGTTTTATCGACTTCAGACCATTTTTTATCAGAAATTTTTGAATTATCAATTTTTATCTTTTCTGAACTTTTTAAGGTTTTTGAAAAATTCCTTTGTGCTAAACAGAAACCTTCGCCACAAGGCGTTTGCAAAACTTCAAATATACTTTCTCTATTACTCGGAACTGCTACAACACTTATTTCAAACAACTCTGTTTTTTTAAAAAAGAATGTGTCAGTTTCGTCGTCATACTCACCATCAAGCCCCATAAAACCAATTGAAAAAGTTTTTAACACACCCAATTTAACAGCACTATAAGCTTTTTCGTGTAAAGCTTTATATATTCTTGCCTTGACATAAAGTCCATTAGGACGTAACTCAATATTTACAACTTTACCACAAGGTTCTTTTTGGTTATGTTGATATAAAACAATAGGATTTTTCTCATAATGAGATAAATCAATTCCCGATGGTATTACAATATCGCCATCTCTGTCCTTTGATAAATAATTAGCATAGCCTTCTATTTCTACATATTCATCATTAGTTGAAAGAGTTTTTGTCTCACAATCTAAAAACCCTTTCATTTTTTCTTTTAATTCCATTTTTGCCCCTTAAACATATATTTATCGGCTAACACCATCTTGATTGCCTCCTTCTGAATTTACACTACCATTAGGACTTGGTTGTTGATTAGTAGGTGTTAAATTTACCACTTCTCCTGTCATTAAGTCCAAAGGCTCAGTTCCATATAAATAACTTGGTGCTAAATGACTATCCATTAATTGCCCATCAAGTTTTCTATATCCTAACACAGCTCTACCTTCATTCTGACTCAATAAACCTAAACTAACAGCAGTTTTAACACTATCTATTTTTTCTTCAAGAGCTGTGTTAACTTCTGGTATAGCACTATAGTCAGGTAATAACACTAAATCAGGGTCTTTAAATATTCTTCTAAACGCTGTCTCCCATTGTTTTAGCATTCTATTTATTATTGGTCGAATAAAATTATTTATATAAATTTTCTTCTGTTCTTTTAAACTTGTTCCTGAATTACTTGAACTTTTAACACCAATACCTAATAACACAGGATTTAATCTAAATACTTTATATATTCTTTCCTCTGTAACCCCAAGAGCTTCTAAAAGCATTCCGTCTTTTGGTGTCAGTTTTAATGGTTGATACTTCAAATTATTTGGTGCAATAATATGCCCATATCTTTCTTCACCACCTCTACCATATAGTGTTCTAAATTGCTCTCTTAAAGAATCTATCTGAGATTTTGTTAAAGGAAATTCACTTGTAAAAATCCCTTGTGCAACCAAAGAATTAGCAAAAAACGACTTCAAATCATCAACAGCAAAACCTTCAATCGATAAAGGGTCAACCAATGCTGTTAAATAACTTTGCCCATAAAATTCATTACCTAAAAAACTATTTTTAAAAGGTATCATTTCATTTAATTTATAAGCTACTTTATCATCATAAATATAGCCCTTTATAAATTGTTTTGTATCAGGAACAACTTTTGTTTTAACAGGATTTAAAATCCATCCTTCATAACTACTTCCAACTTTTTCAAAAGTTAAATATGCATTACCAGCTAAAAAGTAACTCTGTGCATACAAATAAAGAATATCAGGCATACTTTGAAATGGATTAGGTTGGCGTAACCAATTCAATAATTTTTCATTGCCATATTCAGTTAACTCACCTTTTTTATCTTGTTTAAAGGCATTTATTTTTATTTGTGAAATAATATCAGCTGCGTAACTAACACAGGAATATATTAGGTCGGCATTGCTATAAGCATTTATATACCCTTGTGTTGACGTTGTTACTTCAGCATTTTCCATAAATAATTTGTTTGCTTTTGTTGCCTTTGTTTCAATAGGTTGCCTATTATAACTTTCATCTGGGGGAGAATTAGTTTTAGGCGAACGCTTTGAAAATAATTGTGTTACATTAAACAATAGTAACTCCTTTTATTGCCCTTCTATATATAAATTGCTTTTTTTTTAAAGTAACTTTTTGTAAGTTTAGAAACTTCGATATATCGGGGGTTTTTAAAAGTAATATTAGTTATGCTATGCAGTAGCTATGACATACTACCTTTTTTTGAAACTTTAATCATTTTACACTTTTAAATATATACTATATCAATATGTATAGTAAAATCCTATATAAAGTAAGGTATAATAAATATACATATAATATTTTTATAATAGATTATAATAATAAATATAGCTAACTAACTATATGATATGGTTTTCCGCACTTATAGAAAAGTAAAATTCTATATAAGATAATAAAAATATTATATTTTATATGTTATAAAGTAATAATAAATATAGCTAACTTACTATATGATATGGTTTTCCGCACTTTAAAAATTGAAAAAATGACAAAAATCAGCTTTTTAAAGTGCGGAAAACCATATCATATAGTTAGTTAGATAAAATATCTCTTGACATTTATTTTATTTTTTTATATAATTCTTATAAATATTATTTGTTATTATTATTTTTTTTATATAATTTT